CTTGAGGTAATCTTCAGCTGTCTCAGCTATATCTCTTATACGCTTTTCAGCAGTCTCTCCGTCTAGGAGATAACCGCGTTCAAGGAACTTGCGAGAGTCGCTATTCAGCCAGTAAATGTTTTTGTTACTCATTTTTATATATTATACTATACTTTTTATTAAAATAAATCGTCTTCTGAAAAGCTTTGTGACTTTTTAGAGTACTCCACAGGACGAGAATGGAAGAAATCGGTCATATTGTTACCAAGTAATTCTTCGTTAAACCAGGAAATATCTTTGAGAAGCTTAGAATCCGTTTCATACACCTCTGGGAAGCCAATACCTCTGAGAGATTCATTGATACGGTCTTTTACAAACTCTTTAAGATGAGCCGCAGTTAATCCGTCTTCCTTAATACCGTTAACCATCCAATCGATAATCTTTGCTTCGCTTTCGTATGCTTCTTTAGCCTCGGCAAGAACTCTCTCTTCAAGCTCTTTATCAAAAAGCTCTGGGTACTCTTCTCTAATGGTATTAACAATCTTTATGCCAACTAGTGCATGAATATGTTCTTCATTACGGGTATACTTGACTTGCTGGTCAGTATCTTTGAGTACGTTCTTGTTGCGTGCAAACCAGTTAATAATATAGAACTGACTCATCAATGAAACGTTCTCTACGAATAACGTAAAAAGTATAAGAGCGTAGAGGTACTGCTTCTTCGAGTCTTTATAATAACGGTGTGTGTACTTTTTAAGATACTTTACACGACCTTGTATCCATTCCAGTTTAAGGTTCTCTTCAAATATATCTTCAAGACCGAGTACAGTGAGTAGTCTTTCATAAGCATTGTTATGAATCACCTCTGTATTAGCCATTACATAACCTAAGTCTTGTAATGAAGGGTGTGGCAAGTTTTCCCCAAGCTTAGCCCAGAACGTTTTTACCGCTACCTCGATTTGACCGATAGCGGATAAAGTACGGATGATAATCTCTCTTTCTTGATCATTTAACTTAACTTTAAACTGTTGTACGTCTGATTTAAAACTAAACTCCTTGTGAGTCCAAAAACCATTATGCATGGATTCGATAAATTCCTCTGTCCAAGGATAGCGATTAGGTTTACGAGAGATTTGTTCGTCGAATATCATAGTTTTAGTTACAGGGAATATTATTTACGTATTGTAAACGTTTTTACGTTTTTATCTATAAGAAAAAAAATATTTTTTTCTCGCCAGTGCGCTGGACTGAGTTACAAAAGTTAGTTTTTCTTATTATATAATTCTAATTTTTTTACAATGTATCGTACAATTTCACTGCGTACAATATCTGCTTCTGTTAACGTAAAAACATGGATACCTTTATCTCGGCTTTCAGCGTCATTAAAAACATTGCACATTTTCTCAAACCCAGACTTACCGTTAATGTCGGATTGCATCGGGTCTCCGCAGATAAATAGTTTACTGAACTGACCTACACGTGTTAATAAAGTTGTGAGCTCTTTGAACGTGCTGTTTTGAGCTTCGTCCATAATAATAGCTTTAGCGTTCCAAGAAAGACCGCGAAGATATCCTGTTGGTTTACCGTCTACCCGTCCTTCTTTCATTAACATGTTAATATCAGCTTTACAGAGTAGTTCATCAAGCTTTTCCATTAATGGTTCAAGATAGGGTGTCAGTTTTTCATTAGCGTCGCCCGGAAGATATCCCATTTTATTATCTGAGCTCTCAACTATACTACGAATATATATTAAGTCAGAAACCTTTTTTAGGTTTAGTAATTCCAAAGCAACCAATGTTGCTAGAAAGCTCTTGCTACTACCAGAAGGGCCAGTAATAAAAACAATCTTAGTGTGATTATCTAAAGCTAACTTAAGAAACTCTTTTTGCCTGTTTGTTAAATCCGGCCTTTGTCGAATCTGTACCGGTCTTTCTAACTTATCGGCCTGATGTACTAAAAGACTCTTGTCTTTAGTAGCAGGTGTATTATTTTGACTTTGTTGAGCTAACTTCTGTTTTTGCAGGCGTTTTTTCTTACTCATCTGTTTATATTTACCCAAAAACAAGAATAATATATGCTTTTATTTAACAAACTTGCATGTAAAGGTATTATTTATAAGTACGGATATGCCTATAAGATATATAGACACTAACGCAGAAAAACTCGATATAAAATGGAGAATATCTATGTTAGATGTTAAAGATATTGATGCGGTATTTTACCATATAAAGTTTAATGGTGGTCTAGATTGGGCAACAGATGCTATAAACTTTATAAAGAAAAATCAGCGAATAGGGGTTAAGTATATAATATCCGGGGTAGGGGAAGCACCATTTAAAACAGATGTGTTAAGAGTAATCAACTTTGACGAGAACGTTATTTATATTGATTCTGGAATAGATTCTTTTCATACAAGACATGTAAACTTGTCTTACTTTTTTAGTTTTAAAATAAGAGCTGAAGCAAATATTAGAGAGCAAAATAAAGATTTTACACCTATACCTTTTTTCGATAGGGACAAATATTTTGTATGCTTAAACCGAAAGTACAAAATACACAGAACAGCGTTTGTCAAGTTATTACATATTACTGGTTTAAATAGTAAAGGTATAATAACTTTAAACCATCAAATAACAAGCACCGCAGGTAATCAGGTTCCACCACCTGGTTATGGTTACAAGCTTTATAATCAAGGCGACAAAGTAATGTCTCCTGTTACTATTGATTTAAGTAATAATGAAAAGTTTAAAGTGTCTTTAGCTATTTCACCTATTTTTAATAACTTAGGAGACAACGCTCTTATTAATATGATTAATGAGACGTCTTTTTTTTATAATACAGACCCCACATATGTTAATCCATGGAATAGAGTATTTGTAACAGAAAAAACCGTTAAATCATTTATTATGCATCAGTTACCTTTATTTCTTACTGTCGACGGACACGTACAATATTTAAAAGATAATGGATTTGATTTATTTGAAGATTTTATTAATCATTCTTATGATAGTATAACCGATCCGCTTTTAAAAACAACAGCTGTATTTGGCGAACTATATAGATTGTGTAATGAATATACAATAGATGAAATAAGAGCGTATTGTGAAAAGAACAAAGAAAGATTTTTATATAATGTAAATAACTGTGATATAGTATATGCTAAGGAGCTTGATACAGCTCTCAATAAAATTAAAATCTTATTAGAAAGCTAATATGCCAGTAAACTTAATAGATTATAGTTATGACGGTACTATACTAAGCGGTATATTATTAGAACGTGTAAAAACACACAGCGTTGAAAAAAACGTACAAGTAGTCTATCTTGAAGTAACTAGAGAAGGTACAGTAGATAAGTGGGAAGAAGTAATAAAAAAATGCGTTGATAAACATAATGAAAAGAATATTAAGTTTATTTTTTCAGCAATACAGGAAGCTCCTTTTAAAGAACATATATTATACCTTTTACAGACTTACGAAAATGCTATTTATATAGATTCTGGTAAGGATTCTTACCATCCAAGACATATTACTGCATCAACTTTTTTTTCAGCATCAATACAAGAAAGTACCGGGTTTAACCCTGTACCGTTTAATGAAAGAGATCAATATTATGCTTGTTTAAACCGACAACCCCGCAAAACTAGAACAGCATTAGTTAAGTTGTTAGTTTCATCAGGACTAGATAAGAAAGGAATAGTTACCCTTAACAGTATAAGTAAAGATCCTTCTCACGATGTAGGTTTAAAGGAAATAAAAATTGATTTGATTGGAGATCCGAATGACCCTGCAGTGCATTTCAGGCAGTATAATAGTTTAGGAAAAAATGCTTTAATACATGTTGTTACAGAATCGTCTTACTTTACGTACAACAATCAATATTGGTCAAATACTGACGGCTTCAAGTATCCTTTTCATTGGAATAGAGTATTTGTAACTGAAAAAACTATTAAAGCTTTTTGCATGCACCAGTTACCTCTATTCTTTACAGTAGACGGGCATGTACAGTATTTAAGAGATTGTGGGTTTGATATGTTTGATGATTTTATTGATCATTCATACGATAAGGTAACAGATCCTTTATTAAAAATGTCAGCAGTATATGGAGAACTACATAGACTGTGCAACTACTCTTTAGAAGATATAAAACAATATTGTATTAAAAACCAAGATAGATTTGTTCATAATGTTAACAATCGTCCCGGGGTGTATCAGAGAGAGTTAGATAATCTTATCAACAAAATACTAAACTTTATAGAAAATTAACAAAAAGAAACCCGACTATTGCTAGTCGGGTTCTTAGTTTTAAACGTTTTACCGTTACAATACTTATTACAGCATTGTTGCAGCGGTACCAGGAACGAATGCCTGACCGAGGCCGGAAACGATGATGAGGTGATAGTATAACGCAGCACCGAAGATGTGGTCAATAACGCCATAACGGGTCATTAAACCAACGCGTGGGCTGAAATCGTTAGGTCCGATTGTACGTTGTACTAACACTGGAATATATGGGCAGTAAACAATACCAGTATCATAGTATTCAGCACCCTTGTAGCCTAATAAAGCGTACTCAAGTATTGTACCACGTTGATTTGTCTGATATTGTGCTTCTGTACGTGTATCACGGTAGATCGTGAAACGACCACCGACTGTACCAACTTTAGCAATACCAACTGGTTGTGTGTTTACGTTACCGTTAACTGAGAACCATTGGAACTCAGGAAGCATTTCAAACATTGCGCAAACACGAGGTGTTGCAATGATGAAGTTTGCTGCGCCACGGCGATTGCGGATAGCAACACGGTTAGCTTCAACAATAACACGTGCAAAGAAGTCACGGTTACGTTCACCTAACCAACGGCCATCAGCTGAAGCTGCGTTCCAGAATGAATAACCTTGGCCTGCACCAGCGTTGAGAGCAACTTGGCACATACGGATTACCATTTCACGGTCGATTTCAGCTTGAATTTCGTACGACATAGCGTTCGTTAATTCATTGTCAATGTCGATACCGTTCATGTTCTTGAGATCTTGCTCAAGTTCAACGGACCAACGAGCTGCTAAACGACGTGTACCAGCTTCAACTGCTGTCTTTTCGAAGCTTACAACCATCTGTGGGATGTTGCTTGTTAATTCAAAATTGCTTAAGAATTGTGCAATACCACCATCTGTTGGTAATACGTTGAAGTCAGCGTTACCAGAAAGGAACGTTGAAGAAATACCCGTGAAGCGAGTATTGAGATAGTTCCAACCTACTTCATTACCATCTGAAGCATGTGTCCATCCTTGTTGACCTTGAGCTGATTGGCTATAGCCGCCGCCGTTGTCAACTTGTGTATTTCCGAGTGGATCTGCATCGTATTTATAACGTAATGCAAAAGCTAGACCAACTGGACCACTCATAGGTTGAACACCAACGATTTCGTTTGTGATCAATTCTGGGAAGGTACGGCGGATCATCGGAATGAGGATCTTTGGTAGACGAGCATCACCTTGTGCGTAGAAGTCACTTGATTGAAGACCGCCTTGACCAGGGTTACCTTGTAGCGTGCCGAATACGCCAGCATTGCCAGCGACGTTAGCTGCTTCAAAGCACCACTTTTCTTGATTTTCAAGAAGGATAGCTGTGTTCAAACGAGTGTGTTCGTTTACGATTTCTGGAGTATTATCATCGGAGTGGTCGAGCAATGGTGCCCACTTCTTTAAAAGTTGGCCAGCGCGATCACGATCGATGTATGATTGTGAAGGTTTAATTTGTTTCATAACTAAATAATTTTTAACTAACAATACCTCAAGTACTTAACAGTACTTCAACGTGTAGATATACTTACAAAAAAAAGCCCGATTTCTCGGGCTTTTGGATAAAAATCTGATTTATTTATTAAGCAAGTCTGTTCTTAAGTAACGATACATAAGACTCAGCTACGTACTTGTCTCCATCATCACTTGCAGATGTAAAGGACTTGGATACTTGCTTTTTGTTTTCTGTAACTAATACATCAATACCTTGTGATTTTGGCTTTGTGGATTCTTTAAGAGTTTGAAGATTTTCTTCTTCTTTCTTATCAAACATATTAACTACATAGTCAAAGTTCTCATTAATGTATTGTGTACTCTTTTCTGCTAGAACACGTGTTACGTAGTTCTTTTTGTTAGCAGGTAAAGTAGCTGCTTTCTTTTCTAATAATAGATTAGCTTGTAATGCTTCAACTTTTTCATTTAACAGTTGAGCGCTCTTTTGTGCTGCAGCAGCTTTAGCATTAGCTTCGTCAATTTGCTTTTTACCATCTAATAAAGCTTCTTTCACGCTTTCATTAATAAATGTTTCATCTAAGCTTACTAAACGCTTAATCTCATCAACGATCTTTGAGTTACGAGTGTTTTGTGTAGCTTCTTGAATCTGTTGTGCTGGAATAGCTTTGTCAAGATAAAGTTCTAAGTAAGAAGAAACGTTTTCTACCACTGTGTTCTTGAAGTAGTCAGCGTTTTTCTTGATTTGGCTTTCATACATCTTAATAACATTCTTGAGTTTACCGGTAGTGTCATCATCAAGCTTCTTCATTGCTGTGGCAAATTGAGCTGCGTGAGTCTCATCGATACGAGTCACGATTTTTTCAAGCTTTGCTGTATGATCAGCATCAATAGCTTCTAAAACTTTTTCAAGTTTAGTTGAGTACTCCTCGTCTTGTTGTACAAGGGCAGCTTCAACAGCGAGGTTAACTTTCGTTTGAACAGCTTCTGAAACTGCTTTTAGCGATTCCTCGGATAAGAGGTCTTTGGTTGCCTCTTTAAGAATTGTTTGAATGTCTTGGCTCATATCGTATTAAATATTTAGTAAAATTGATGTTATTATTAGGATTTTTTGGGTGTTTTGTTTACCAACTCAGAATCCGCTTTTTTAATGCGTTCTTTGAGTTTTTCGTTAACAACTGATTGTAAAGATGAATTAGCAGCTGCGTAGTTGTTATCCACTATGTGACTAATAAAGCGTTTGATTTGATCTTTTTCGTTCATATTATTTAAGGGAGTTAATAAAGTGGATGATATGCTCTCTTAAGTAAAGATCTACATCCTTCTTAGGTAATGAGCTAAGTTTGTTTTCGAAACTATCGTAACACTCTTCATATCGTCCATCTTGCTTGATAATAAAGTTTTTGGATTCAAGAATACCGTTAACAAATGCACCTGGAGCAGAAGGATCAGCAACAGCATCAACAGTAATAAGCTTCATATTGCTTACATAGTTGGTACCGTCTCTGTCTTCTACTGTTCCTAAAGCTCTCGAGCTCATGCCCATTTTAACACCATCCATAACTAGAGATCTCATGATTTCTCCTAGTGGAGTGCGTAGTACCTTGCTTTTACCTCTTACTACATTACCTTCCATACGGAGTTCAGTAATCAAATGGCATGCTCTTTCGCTGCTAACATTAGCGCTGTTTGGGTGTTCAAGTTCACCTAAAGCTCTGTTTGTTTTAACAAATTCATTATTGTAACGTTCTACTTCACGAGCCATTTCTTCGCGGCTATAAATACGGTTGTTACGGTTTTTTTCTTCCGCTACCATATAAACACCAGATACGTAAACATTGGCTGGCTTGTCTTTGTTGCCCTCTTCGATTAAATAATCTAGGCCCTCGGTGATGGGGGTCTGAGTTATAAGTTTGTAAAACATTAACTATACTTATGCCAATGGTATAAAAAAACTATGTAAGCTCTTGTATTTTTAAAGAGTTAGCATAAAATATACTAAATGATTTTAAGCGACGTAACAGCAACAATTTCAACTCGCGGACGTTCTGCTACTACTTTACCACTAGTGTTGCAGTCTTTATTAAGTCAAAACGCTAAACCTGCTAAAGTCGTAATATACGATGATAATGATAGTTTTGACGATCCACGTAAAAATGATGTACTTAACAATATGTTGAGTGCATTATCACTGTCAAATATCCAGTGGTATTGGATACCTGGAGCAAGGTCAGGGCAGATATACAATCATGAAACTGCACGAAAGACTTGTGAAACGCCTTTCTTGTGGCGTATTGATGATGATAATATATTACTTCCGGATACTTTAGAAACACTTTATAAAACTATTACATCTGATTCAAAGATAGGGGCTGTTGGTCCGTCAATAGTAGACCCAAAAAATCCATTAGGTAACTCGCTTGCTTCAAATAAAATGGATGACATTTATTTGGGTGTAAATGAACAATGGAATCTAAGGAAAGGTATTACACTTAAAGAAGTAGAACACTTGCAAGGTAGTACCTTTTTATATAGAGTAGCGGCTGCCACACATGGTTACGATTTAGGTCTTTCTAGAAAAGGTCACAGAGAAGAAACTATTTTTACATATGAAATGTTTAAAGCTGGGTGGAAGTTGGTGGCGGTGCTTGGCTTAACTACATGGCATTTCCATTATCAAACTGGTGGTATACGTAGTGAGAGAGATGATAAGATGTTAGTTAACGATGAAAACCGTTTCCGTGGCAAACTAGAAGAATGGAAGATTAAGCCAAGCAAATACAAGTTCTTTTTCTTGGATAGTGGTAGAGGAGATCATTATGCATTTAAACAACTACTACCAGACATACTTAAAAAGTATAAAGGGCATAAAATTGTTATTGGTTGTTGTTGGCCAGATTGTTTCTGGGACATTAAAGACGAAAACATTATACTATGCTCTTTAGTAGATGCAGCTCCATTTGTTAATCAAGAATCTCAAAACGTTTACAAGTACATGTTTGAAACAAACTGGAAAAACGAACTAGTTGATGCAATGAGAAAGGTATATCTATGAAAATAGTCATTAGCCCATATTCCCAAAAGCTTCCTAAAGAAAAACTTTGTGCCGGTCATAACGGTACTAACCCTAAAAACTATCCTTATTGGGAGCAGTTAATAACTTTACTTAAACAAGAAATACCTGATATAGAGATAGTACAGATTGGAGTGGCGGGAGAGAAGCTACTAAAGGGTGTAACCACGATTAAGCATAATCTACCACCACAAGAGTTACTAGACCTTATTAAAGGGTGTAATGCTTGGTTTTCAGTAGATAACTTTTTCCAACACTTTGCAACTTATTACAAAATACCTAATGGTTTTATAATGTTTGGTTTGTCTGATCCAAAGATATACGGTTATAAACAAAATACCAATATCCTTAAAGATCGCAAGTATTTACGTCCTGACCAATTCGGATTTTGGTGGAATGTAGTACCTAATGATGAAGCATTTCTAAGTGCAGAAGAAGTGTTAAAGATAGTGTTACCAGTGCTTAAGTCGTCCTAAGTATAGGTATGGCGTATCCATACTATCCAACCCCAGCTTATACAGATGTTAACTCTACACCGGGTAACATTATAGGTGTGTATAGCCCAACCGGGTTTCCTTTGTCTGGTAGTTCTTTTCCGATTAATCAAACCCCTAGTATTAATGATGTACAACTTGGATGGTATGTAAACGGTAACGGAGTTAATAACGGCAGAGTACAAGGCTTGTCTGGACAGAATAACGTTTACGTAACTGTACAAATAGATCAGTCAAATGCACAACCAGGTAGTTCGTACACTTTTTCCCAAAACCGTTTTGTTGCACCAAGCGCTGAACCAGTGGTTGGACCAGCAGCATTTTTATCTACTAACTTAAACAATCGTATTAAGAGTTATGATATGCTAGCTGAACGTATTTTCTTTCAGTTAGGTGCACCTCTTATTAATCTTGAAATAGCGTGTGTAGCTGCATATGACATGATTGCGTATGCTATAGAAGTTTTTACACGCTTTACACCTGGTACAGAAGAAATATTAATATTTGATTCTAACTTGTATACTGGTGGTCAAGGTATCAAGCTTGACACTCTTATTAACTATACACCAGAGCTTTCATCAGCTACTTCTACATTTCAAACTGGTTGGGATTATGATTTAAATGATTATAGAAAGGTTATAGACATTTATAACTTCCAGGAAGGTACTAATGAAGGTGTTAATACGTTGTTTACTATTGAACAATCAATGGCGCAACAAATGCATTTTGCATACTCTTTAGGTAGTAAAGCATTTGACTTAATAACTTGGCACGTATTAAAAGACTGGTTAAAGACCCGTGAAAAGTTATTTGCTATGAAACAGTACTGCCGGTTTGACCCACGCACACAAGTACTACGCATTACACCTGATCCTACTTTAAACAAATCTGCTCGCTATTTTGGTGCTATTGGTGTTTATCTTGAAAGACCTATTAAAGATCTAGTCAAGGAACGTTGGGTAATGGAATACGCTAAAGCACTAATGAAGATTTCCATTGCCAATACTCGTGGTAAGTTTGGCGGTACACAGCTATTCGGTAGCGGTACTATACAGTACCAAGAGTTAATGAATCAAGGTAAAGAAGAAAAGAAAGCTCTTGAAGATGAGCTAAAGAGTGGTCATTCAGAGGTTCAAGAACCTCCACTGTTCTTCTTAGGTTAATTATTCTGGAGGTAAAGCACTTCCACCAGCACCACCGGCTGCCCCAGCAGCAGGAGCGGCTCCAGCACCAGGCGCTGCACCTTCTTCTCCACCAGCTTCAGGCGCTCCACCACCAGGTCCAGGACCAAAACCAGGAGCTGCACCAGCACCAGGACCGATTCCGCCACCACCACCACCTGGAGGAGCACCAGCACCAGGTTGACCACCTTGAGTTAAGGCTTCTTCCCAGTTCTTACCAAGTGTAGCAATCTTATCTAACTCAAAGGTTAAAGCAGCATCCTTACGCTGCCATTCTCTATTAGCAAGTAATTCATCATCAGTCCAGTTCATATACTTCTTTAAGGCATACGATCTAGATACTAGATTATCTGTTGCAGTGGCTTGTTTTACGTTATCAAATCTAATCTGTAGTAACTGTTGATCTCTAACAGCTGAGAAATGTGAAGGCGGGTTGAGAGTAACGTTTATATCATTCTCTCTTAACTGATACTCTTTCCACAAACCTTTAAGTTTGAGGTGAGTAATAAAAGTGTCTTTAATAGTGGTAGAAAAATGTCTTTGTAATCTAATGATTAGTTTAGCAAACTTTAACTCTTCACGCAAAATTTCACCACCATCTGCAAACTTTGTATCTGGGTTTAATCTGCTTGCAGGTACCCGTAATGCTTTATATAGTTTGTTTACAAAGTAGTTTAAGTCGTCTAGCTTACCTAAGTTTTGACCACCATTTAAAGTCTTTACTTCCGTACCGTCTTGTCCGTTGCGACGAGCAAACCAATAACTATCTAACATTGACTGTGGATCGTAAACGTTAACACTACCACCTTGATCAGAATCGTAGGTACGTTTTGACCAATAGTTTTGCATTAAACGTTTTAAGTATGCTTCTGCTTTTGCAGCAGGCATATTACCAACGTCAACATAAAAAGCTAAACGCTCTGGTGCACGAACTAAACGATAAACAACAATACTATCTTCAATCAAGCTTAGTTGTTTATATGCACGACGAGCCACCTCAAGGTAAGGTAAACGAATCGTTTTGTTTTCGTTCCAAGTGTGAGAATGGAAATAAGTTACTTGATGACGTTCAAGAGGTATAAGCTCCATACCATCTTTCTTTGGACCACCAGAAGGACCTCTACTATTAACGTTCATACCACCACCCTTATCATCCTTAGGTACTGGCTTACGAAGCAAGTAACCTTTAATGATCATGTTTTGAACATTATCATAAATAGGGTTAATATGTTCAGTTGGTATTTGTACTAAACTAATAACACCAGCTTCTTTATTATCTTCGTTAATTACGTTTTCTAAAAATATTTCTGCATCTATCAAAAGAGTTCTAAAATACTCCCACCCCTTGCTATCAAGGTTGAATAAGTCCATTACATAATCGTAATTCTTTTGAAGTTCTTTCTTTTGACTCTCTTCTAGTTTTTCACTTAAAAGCAATACTCCGTATTTGCCTTTATCGTCTTTTACTAAAGCTTCATCACAGATTTCATCTAATGCATGACTGATTTCTGCATAAGAAGCCATAATACGGTAATCAGCTACTCTCTTTGCTTTATCAGTATCAATTAAGGCATAAAGATAGTCATGGTAACCTTTATCAATAATAACCCCGTTTAAGTTGCTTTGAGGGTTATTAGGATCTTGTACAACGGAAACTGCTTGTCTTAAGTTTCTTTCTTGTTGAGTGCTACCTATTTTATAAAAAGTTTCAAACTTTGGATTAATCTCAGCAATATTATCTATAACTGTAGAGTTGCCGGTGTATGGCAGCTTATTAACGAAATTGTTAAACGCTTTACTGAAATAGTTTTGAGGTTGCTGAGCCATTGTTAATATTTACACTGTAGGTTGTTATTATATACTGGATTTATTAAAATGCCAGTACTATTATCTACTTATTAAGAACACACTAAAGTATGTGCCTTGACCCACACCACCACCATACTGTATACCTTGCCCACCAGATTGATTACTATAAGCAGTAAAGTCTAAATAATCTCCAGAGCCGTTTAAGTATATAACTTTTGATGTAATCTGACTGTAACCATTACCCGATAGTGGGTTTGTCTGTGTTATGGCTTGAGTAGAACCATTTTTTCTAATTTGTAAATTATTCTGACCCCAAGCATTAGCAGGAGATGCAGCACGCCACCAAACTTGAAACTCTACGTGATAAAAACCAGGTATTGTTGGTGTGAAACAATATGTTGAAGTATTTAACCAACTGTTAGGATCGGCTACAACTGTTTGCCAAGGCATCAATACATCTGAACCGGCCGGGGTGGTTATGTCTCCGCTCAACGTAGCCACAGTAACATATGAGCTAGAAACCGTTGGAGATGTTATTGGGTTAGTTACTGTTATACTCGAGGCGGATACACTCTGAAATGTTACATTACTTGTCGTATTAAGTGTTTGATTGGCGCCAGGGCCACTAAAACCAGAATAACCACTTATACCGGAAAAGCCTGATATACCGCTAACATTTGAAATACTATACCAGGTTGCAGTACCAGCACTATATTGCCATATCTGTCCATTACTGGTTTGATAGTACATATCCATATCTTGTAACCCGGGTATACTACCTAATGGGTTACTTGAACCTGTGTACCACACTGACCCTCTTACTCCTGAAATACCGCTAAAGCCTGATATACCAGAATATCCAGAAGTACTATTGCCACTAAAACCGCTTATACCAGAGAAACCTGATATACCTCTAAAATTACTGTATGTACTTTCTTGTACAACTATTGTACAGTTGTCATAAAAATCTGTTGTTATACCTGGTCCAGCAGATACTGCCCAAGTATGAGTGCCTGTTTCATTTGGTGAAGTATACACCATTGGTGGTAATGTTAAGTGAGTGTTATTAATATTCCAGAAATACGAAGTCGTTTCAACTATTACCCCGTCTCTTGTTAATGCAAGTCCGGCCACTCCAAGACCTGTTGCTTTCCAAGCTGTAGGAAACGCGGTAACTACAATAGCCCCGCCTGATGCAGTATAACTTGCTGTCCAATTAGAAGCAGGACCACTAGCGGTATCAAGTAATTTAGTTGTAGTGGTTACAACACCACCTATACCTGCCCCGCCAGAATAACCGCTCGTTCCGTTAGTACCAGAAAAACCAGAATAACCAGAAGTACTGTTACCAGAAAAACCAGATATACCACCTTGACCAGCTACCTGTATTTCGAACCAAGGGTTAGTATTTACCGGGAAATCTGTATTACCATTAATACCCACATTACCAGCGCTATTGTTTAATAGCTGTAAAGATACATTAGTGGTTGTACCTGGAGTAATAATAGCTGCAGCAACACCACCAAGTGCTAAATACGCAGCATTACTTGTAGAACCGTATATCGGACTTACACTACCTATTTGCGTACCTGTTGTAGTATTAACCCAACCAAAAGCAACTTGACCGCCACCAGCACTAGCAGAAACAGCAGGTACTTCAGCTCTTAATGAATATGTGTAACCAGCAGATAATGTAATAACACCAGTAGAAGTGTTGAGTGAAATGTAGCCTTGACCAAGATCGGCGTCAGCAGTATTAAACACTACAGCACCGCTTAATGCTATTGCCTGTCTGGTGTTTCTACTACCTCTTAAATAAGGTACTGGAGCAGGATTACCTGCAGGACCACTATAACCAGAAGTGCCTTGAGCGCCTGTAGGTCCTGAGTACCCACTATAGCCTGTGGTACCAGCAGCCCCACTAAAGCCGGAATAACCTGAAGTGCCGGCAGCGCCTTGAGCTCCTACAGAACCAGCTACACCCGAATAGCCAGATGCTCCATTGTTACCATTTGCTCCCTGTGCACCTTGTGCTCCCTGCGCACCTTGAACACCACTATAACCAGAAATACCAGTACCACCGCTTATACCACTATAACCTGAAGTGCCTGTCGGGCCTTTCACACCAGAAAAACCAGATATACCAGAAACTCCACTATAACCTGAAGAACCCGTTCCACCTGCAGGCCCGTATGTAATTTCTGCTGTAGACGTATTATAATACACAGCATTTGTAACAGAGTCTGTATCGTTGCGTACTGGTTTTACAAAGAAACCACTGCTTAATGCGGGGGTAACATTACCTGTTGCATTAATAACAATACTATTATCAACCTGATAAGGATAATCACTTTCTGAACCACCGGCATAATGACCAATAGCGATAGCGTTATTACCTTGTTGGTAATGACCAGCAAATCTACCGATAGCAATAGCATGTCTGCCTTGATCGGTTGCGCCTGCGTGATTGCCAATAGCAACTGCTTGATCAAGTTGACCTGCATTACCAGCATACGTACCAATAGCAACTGAATCAGTATGCTGATCTGTATTACCAGCTTGTAAACCAATAGCGACTGAATCTGCAGCCTGAGATGTGATTCCTGCACCTGTACCGATTGCGATTGGGTTAGTAAAATTATTAACTCCCGTATAAGCTGTGGTTTGTATTGAACCATCAGGAAATACTAACGTACCACTTAAAGTACTGTTAGGTAAGGTTAATGCACCGCTTGTATCAAATGTCCACCGCGAGCCGTACCCAGCCACATCAGGATATGAATCTCCTGTACCAATAACCATAGCACCATCGGCGCGAGTTCTTGCGTATTGAGAATCATTACCTAAAAATAGACTTGTTGCACTTAATGCTCCAGTAGTTAAATGTAAATGATTACCTTCTGCTACTGTTGGGTATAGTAATAACTGTTGGTTAGGATCACTACCACCAGCTGGGGTAAGTGTTATAGCATTGCCTATACCTGCAGGGCTTGTACCTTCTGTAATAGTTCCACCTGTAGGTAGGGTAAACGTACCACCGTTAGTACTACTATATGTCCAAGTATTTGCTGGACTATTGACAGTAGTAATTTGTACCCCGGTTGAATTAGCTGTAACATAAGACTGATTGTTGTAGTTTAATGTTACATAGCCGTAGGAAGAGGTGTTATTAATAATATCTAAGCCAGCATTACTATTAACTCCGATTTGTCCTTGACCACTTGGTAATATTATAGTACCAGGTAATGTTAATGTGCCATCTGATCCAAAGTGCCATTCGTACTCATTGTTCTCATAGTCAGTGTATAAGTAGATTCCACCCGACTGAAGGTCAATGTAACTATTACCATCGCTGTCAACTAACCCTAAACTACCACTATTAGATTTAATAAAGCTATTATCTGGAGTTTTTAATACCCCATCTGTGTCAAATGTCCAAGTCTTGCTACTACCACCACTTGAACCTGCCCCTGGTGTGTTTGTAGCTAATGTAATAACACCAGCGTTAACTGTACCTATAGCAATATTATCTACTGTTGGGTTTGTTCCACCGTTACCCCACACGCTAACATAGCTCTTACCATAGTTACCTAATGTAACACCACCTTGTAGAGCACTACTTTCAAATATATGTATGTCGTTATCTACCGTAGGGTAAAGAGCTAATGTATTAGGTGAATCAACAGTAGGCTGTATGTTGATACGACCACCGTCAACACTGTAACCTGGTCCTGTTAAAGTAGAAGCACTAAATGATATGTTGCCTGTACCACCGCCACTACTACCACCTGATAAACCGGGAAATAAGTTTCTGTTCCAATACATGCTTATACTTAGAAAACCAAACTAGTAAAACATATTGAGTTGGTTATAATATATGGATATATTAAGGACCAGTACTGTTTAGTACTTTAATCGCTGCAGCTATCCTATCTAAAGCTTGTTGTACAGTGGTAGGTGGTGTACCATTCCAATCTGAAGGTGTTGTAGGGGTGTAGTTGCCTGTCCATGCCGTAGTTTGTACTGAACTATCAGTAAATGTAACTGCCCCTACTGAACCAATCTGTAAAGTGGTTGTAGATTCAGCAGCACTTAAATAAACCGTGCTTGTATTATCTGTAAAGATATTTAAATTAACACTAGATACTGGAGGTGCATCAACAGGACTATATAAAGGAGCGTTGCCTATTTGTAGTTTACGTACTAATGCTCCGTTAGGTCCCACCAACTCTATTGGTGTACTGCTTAAAGAACTATTATTAATAGAAGGAATATATATACTTGGTACTCCGTTTGTATAACCAGGTCCAGCGCCTAAGAATAGACTTGTGTTGCTTGTATTACCGTAAAACTGTAAACCCTCGTTAGGGTTAACTCCATCTCGTATTGGCCAGTGTGGTGCATCAGCAATAATATAAACAGAACCGTTGAGTACGTTAGAACTACTTAAAGCATTTGCTCTATAAAACTCTACCCACGTACCAACCCCGGCTGTTTGTTGCAAGTCATCAATAAACTGTGTACCCGGGCCGTCTGTGATGTGTTTAATATAACCATTATTAGCAGAAAGTGTAATATTACCGTTTAACAACGGACTTAATGTGCCAATAAATACATTAGCACCTCTTACATTTACAGTGTCATTTATTTGTCCGTATAAACGACCGTTGTTTACAACTTCAAGATTACGAGATGAAACACCTGGATTATTAGTTAAATAAATAACATCTGCACTTAGAGTCGTAACATTGCTATTAGTTGTGTTTAAATCTGCACTTAAAGTTGTAACATTACTATTAGTAACATTTAGACTAGCACTTAAAGTTGTAACAGCAGACGAGTTTACACTTCCCAAACTTGCACTTAAAGCAGATAGACCGAGATTTAAGTTTGTAAAATTTTGATTAAGAGTGGTTCGACTATTCTTAAGAAAATCTAAAGGCTGTAATAATGTAATCTGGGCCATGATGGTGTTAAATATTTAGTATATTTGATTCGATGTTTATACTGTAAGCCAAGTATATGTATTACCGTCCCAAGTGAATGTAGCGTTGTTCCATTGTATGTCTATTGGATTAACTGTTACAGTTTTAATACCACTTAAAGCATAAGGCTGCTGTACTGGAAATGTAGGCTGATACGAATCTTTAGTTAAAAAAGAATATCCAGCAGCATTAACAACTATAATATCAAAATATCCACCGTTAGTAGCATCAGCCGGTGCTTGATAGTTAACTATCATTTTATTGTTGTTAACTATTGTATAGTTTAAGGCTGGTACTAGTCCAGGTAGATTTGGGTACTTTGCAGAAAGAGAAGGTATGGTCGAGAATGTAGATAATGTGATAACATTAGTATATCCAAACATTCCCACCACTGAACCGCTTAAATAAACAGCGTCAGTATAATCATACATGTCTCCTAACAATGTACATGTACCAGAAAGCCCTGTTGGAGTTAACCAACGATCAGTAAAACGAGTTACCGGGCGTGCAGAAACCGTGACTGTTTCAAGATAAGGGGTACCGTTTAACTCATTTATTATATTTGATATTGAACCGTATGCTTCTTCGTTTTGTGGTATAGCAGAAACAGCATAAAAGTTACTATCAATCTTAAACACTCTACCAACTGTACCTTGCTCTGATTTAAACAACCAACCCTTTATGGTAAAAGTAGTATCACAAGTTACTCTTGTACGTTGTAGATCGTTAAGATCCATTGGATAGCCCATTTTGAGGTTACCATCCCATAAAACTTCAGTTCTTATTTCTTGATTAGGCGCAGCTTGGTTTGTCCAAGAAATAACAAAATAAGGATCACTCCATGGTACAAAGTTACTCAATATTTGATCCATGTCTGTCTGAAATCGAGTAATAATGCTAATGTTAACCGCTATGTTAACCGGTACTGGTTGTAATGTGTGTATACTAGCAGTATCGGTAGAATTATAGTTATAATATTGACCACCTAGTTTATTAAAGACTCTAGTAGAGTCACGAGATATTGAAGCTATGTTAAAAGAAACAACAGGAAGCGTTAATGTCTGCGCTTTATCAACAATATCATAAAGTACGCGCTGTTTTGGTGCATAAACATACCGAACTGCAATCGCTGTTCCGGGCTTTCTTTGATTATCAAAGCGTTTTACTATAGCCCCGTCAAAAGCGTGTAGGAATTGGGTTAGTAAATCCTTTATTTCCCAGTTATAGTTGTATATCTGCACAACTATACTTACATCACTCTATTTAAAAAGTGTCCCGGCAATATACTTCTATTTGACGTTATGGTTTTTGGTGCTAATCCATCGAGAATATACGTACAACTCTCATCATCCTTAGTTCTTGTACATCTTCCTGCGGCTTGGATTAACGTTATGAACATTTTCATACGATACCACTCCTTATCGTTATCAAAAAGCATCTTAATTCGCTTACTTCCTAAGGATAAATACGGTAATTTTATAATAATCTGCCACTTTCCAGTATCTCCTTTAAGGTCTAACCCCATAGTCAACGAAGGACTCACTAAAACAGTAGGGTCTGTACGTAAAAAATGCTCTTTTACTATGGTTTCATTAGTGGTTCCCTCTTCTCTATATAAGAATCTCTTACCATTTAGCTTATTTTGCAAAGCTTGGGTTATCTCAAACGAGTTTGTATGAATAATACCCTTTTCGTCTTTGTGGTGTTCAGCGATTTTCTTAATCTCATCAATAATTTTAGGCAAATACTTGCTTAAAGTCTCTTTACTTAAAGGGTATTGGTTACTCAAATAGATAGGACTCTTCTTTGGGTCAAAAGTAGACTGTAACTCTATGTACTTGTAGTCTTTTATACCAAGGTTTTTAGTAAAGATGTCTTTATCTACAATGGTAGCACTCATGAGTATTACCACCTCTGCATAATCAAACAAACAACTAGTGAGTTTGTCGATTTTTAATGGGGTGACTAATACTTTTTCGGCGTCTTTTTCAACAATATACTGTGCGTCTTCCCAGTGGTTAATAGTATGTACGACGGCTTCGTATAAATCTTTACGTTGCTGTTGTTTAAGTAGTTCGGCTTTGTGTTTTTCATATCGCGGTCTATCAGAAAATTCATCTATTGCGTTTTCTAGTGCAGAACAAACGTCAGATAACCAACCGAGCACCTTCTTAGGTACTTCTGAAGTGAGTTTTTCAATCTCTACACCTAGGTAGTTAAACTGTCTATAGTTAATAACTGCAGAAAAGTTTTTTACTATTTCTTCTTCTAGTTCTGAACACTCATCACATACAATAATTTGACGTTTTTTGAGGTAATCAGGTAAGTTAAAGAAAGAAGCATAGTTTAGTACAGTAAACCTCTCTACTAGCGCTACATTACGTGCTTCGTAGTAAGGACAAATACAATCGTTCCAGCATTTACGCTTAAGGTTTTGTGAAATAACACAAGGAGCATGATCTACTGTAAAATCGCTATCTACCTCACATTGATAGTTAGTCTTACCTTTGAATATTTCACAATCGTCAAATAAAGCTTTATACTGATCTTGTAAAGTTTTAGTAGTAGTTAAAGCAAACATACCATGCGGTGCAAATCTTGTAAAACTACCCTCGAAGTCTTTGTCGTATGCCTGGTAGCTCTGTATTAACTTTGCATATTCAGGATCTGCCCCGTTAGTTGTATTAGAAAGGGTCTTACTGAAAAAAGATTTACCAGAGCCTGTAGGCGCTTGTACAACAATAAACTTAGCTCCAGAGTTTATTGCCTCCTCTATTTGGTTTAATCCTGAAATCTGATGCTCTCTAGGCTCATATTTTTCAGGAAAGTAACTTAGCAATGGTTTTTCTATCTTCATTAATATAGAAGATATATTGTACTATACTTTACAGTTTTTACAAGCTCGAAATGGTCAAAACACTGTCATAAAACCGACTATTTTTGACTTTATTAACACTTTTCAATGTTAATAAAAGTTTATAATCGTTTTCTGCTAAAGTATCTAATCTATAATCAAAATGTACCTTACTATTTTCATTATATGCTGAATAAGGAAACGGAACTTCAAAGGTTTCTCGTTTCTTTTCATTAACTAATATAAAAGATAAGTAGTTTCCGGAAAGTTTATACAAAAGAAGCTTGCCACTTTTGTAAGTTTTATGCTTGAGGTTAAATGTAACTTCTTTTAACAAATAGGGCTTAATAAGATTGTCGATTTGATCGGTCATGAGTGCATAAACGCCACTTTTTGGCTTTCTGACATTTTAGATAAAACTCTATTGAAGAAGTCCCAAAACTCGTCGGGTGGAGTCGTTTTAATAGCTCTTACTATTTCTACATTTTCAGCAGGTATAAGCCTATAATCTTGTAAGAATATGTCCCATACTTGTACTAAGCCTTTATCTTGAGGGCTAAACTTTAATCTACCAGAGGCTCCGTGAAAGTTCAGTGCAAGTGTGCCAGGCACACTAGTTAAAAGGTTTGTATCATTAGTTGCAAGCATTCTTCTTACTGTATTACCAGGTAAAGGTCTACGTCTGACGAATCTAAGTTCGACAGCGTGACTGTTTAATATTTGTATTAAAGTACCAGGTGACATCCATATTACTTAGCAGGGGCTGCTCTGCCGAAAATACGTTCTTCATTAAGAAATACGATATTCTTTAATCCGTTCATTTTGGCACATTTAATGCCGAAGTTGCTTGGAAAAATAACGTGCTCTCCTACCTTGGTTTTACAACGAGGCCCAGCGATAATAACTTTAGCTACACGCCAAGCAGATTGTACCATGTTTACAGGAACAAAAATACCATCTCTCATGATTTGGGTGTTATCTTCATTACAGTCTGCAAATTGACACATCATAATATCATCTAAAAGAGATTCTAACTTCCAGTCACTGAGATTGATATCTGAACCTGCATAGTTATCAAGTTGTACCAAACCTTTAACATTGTCTGTTTGTATGTCTTCATTAGCTCTTAAAGCTTTTTCGCGATCTTCAGCATTAAGGCCTTGAGCTTTTAAATCTTTTTCGATTTTATATGTTAGATTTTTCTTCATTTGGTAATTTTAAGTTAAAATACTCTATGTAATGATTTACCTCTCGGCTTGATATTTCAAGGTTGTTTGCAACCTTAAGAACAACTTCATTAGATTTCTTTACAGTCTCTTTTTTGGTTTTTTTTATGTAGTTAAATCGCTTAAACTTGCAAGTCGGTATAACAGTATCTAAAGCTGTATACCAATCATTATTATTTTCAAAACTTTTCCAATATCTATTAGTGGTTTCGTTTACTAAGCTACAAATAGAAGTAGAATACATAGAACACCAACGCTGAATAAGAAACGGTTGAAAATCCTTATTCTCGTTTATGGTGTCTATGTGTTCTTTGTTCTTTTTATATAATATACTGTTTAAATGATTAAACATTAAACAATAATCTTAGAAGTAGCTACAAATATATTATCTACCATACTATAGAATAGAGAATGTACTTGTAGTTGAAAGTTTTCAGCGTCTGATTGAGATAAGTTAGTACTAAACGCAAAAGCAGGAGCTTTTTTACCGGCACTAATATTAATACCAGTATGTCCAATAGCTATACTATCTTTAGAGTATGTAATGCTGACAGAAGCTTTACCTTTTTGTTGTACAATACCGCCTTGATTGTGTTCAGCGTGTACGATCAAGTCATCACCCTTCATTTGAATAGGCTTTTTAATAAAGCTATGTAAAATATTAGCAATACCAGTATTAAATAAGCGCTGAAAACAAACCGCCCCAAATGGGTCTAAGTTAGGTATTTCCCAACAAAAGTTAACCATAGAATCGCTATAAATATAGTCTTTTTCTAAAGAATCTTCTAAATCAATAAGATTTATTGTAACTTCAACTGGAGCTACAAAGCTAACAATATTACCCACAGCTAGAGTCTTATCTCTAAAATACTTATAAGCAAAACGCTTGTGAATAAAATCGCCGTTATAGATAGTTTGGTCTTTAATGATCATAGTATTATTGTATTATAAAAATTAATATTGTCCAGTCCTTGCTTTATTGATAAACCAATCTTCTGCAAGTCTAAACTCGTCGGTAGGGTTTCTTAACCCCTGGGAACCGTGAATAACTTTAATATTGGTTGTGCCGAGTTTAAGTTTAGCTTTATTACATTGTAAGCTAAAGTCTAAATCATAAAAATGAAACTTAGCAGGATTACTTTCATCAAATTTTATACCTGCTTGAGCTATTTTCTTAGGGTTAAATGCTAAAAATAGTCCGTCTAATAAAACCACTCTACCGTTTTTACCGAAAGGTGTTACAAATACTGCATTACGTCCCATATCAACATGGCTAACTTCCCCTCTCTGATCTGCTCTTGCACACATTAAGTGCCATAAAGCAGGCTGTCGTATTACAGGATTAATACCACCTGCTAACCCTACTATATCATATTTTTCTAAGGCTTGATGTAACTTTTCTAACCATTTATCATCTGTAATAAGTACATCATCGTGAGTTAACACTAATACACAATCCTCGTCTTTGTAGGAATCAATAACAGAGTTATAAATTTTAGCTATAGCAGTCTTATTATTAAAGACTCCGTGTGTGGTAGTAACTTCGTTTAAGTATTCACTATTAACTATAGTGTATTTGCTTCTGTTCTTGAGTTCTGAAAAAGAAGCAGCTGTAGAACAAAAACTTAAATACGTGTTCATTAATCAATAATCTGAGTTTCTTGTGGTATATTAGGAAAATGTTTTACTATTTCTTCTAGTGTCGAGTCATCACTAATACCAGTTTTATACACAAAAATATTATGCAGTTTAATGTTTTTGTCATTAACTTTTTCCGCTATTTCTAGCAAGCGACGGCGATGAACCGCGGTGTGGTCAGAACACACATCACAACTAGCAGTGAATAGTAATGCTTCTACTAAGAGTTGTTTTTCTTCTGTATTTAACTGTAAGCCTTTCATATAGTGCTTACAGTATAAAGGTTTATAAAAATAAATCTACTGATTTATTTAAAAAAATGCATAATAAGCGAAGTTATACTACTTATTAATGCAACCCAAATAGCTGTTTGCATGTGCCAGTGTAGACCCTGCTGTTTTTGATGTTTTGCTTCACACTTACCTACGGCAGTATATATCTCGTTATGGTATACTTCCATTAAGTCCCGTGTTTCGTTAAAACGGCTATCCATTTCAGCTCTTATATGAGTTATATCATTATTAATAGTTGCAACCTGTTGCATCAAGCTAGGGTGACCATTACCATCTCGTACAATCTTACTGATATTGGCAAGATCTTCTTTTACATTAACTATATCTCTGTTAATGTAATCAATGGCTGTGTTTCTTTCGGATGAAGCTTTTTTAACGGGCATGTATATATTTAGAAAACAAAGTACGGAGACTTGTGTTTAAATCTACCTGCAGGCACTATACTATTGTAATCTTGTAATGCGTATACAATTCCCTCTTTTAAGGATTCACTACCTTCAAACTCGGTAGACGAAAAACACCCTGTAACTGGATTAGCA